AAAAATTGGAGGATAAAAATGAAAACTGATAAACAAAAATTTAAAAAGAATTTAACAAAAAAACTAGAAGATACTTTTGGTAAAGACTTTGTTAATGATAAGATTAAAATTGTTATGTACAAAGATGATGAAGTGGAGGATAAATAAATGTCTAACGAATACAATGACATAATCAAAGACCATATAGAAAGCAAAGTAGTCGAAGCTAATTTCTCTGCAGAAGATTTATTAGCAGAACTTGGCATGAAATATCAAGATGCTTACGAAAATAAATTATCTTATGATGAGTTAATTAATCTTGTCATTGAAAAAAGATTTGAAGAATTTTCAGAGGAATAAATATGGCAGACTATGAAAGATATGAAAACCCTCGTTCAGTATCAGAAGCATTAGGAATTGTTGATGATGTTATCAGTGATTTTATTGCTCAGTATGAAGGTGAAGCTGACACAGAAGATGCAGAATATGTAGCTAAGTGTTGGCATATAGTTAAAAACAATTTGAGGTAAAACATGGCAACAAAAGGTTATTCCCTAACTATTGTTTGGGGAACAAATGAAGAAGAAACCAAAACTTATACTTTTAAAACCATTGAAGAAATGGAAGCATTTCGAGATGGAGTTTATGAGTCTAATGGTTGGTGGGAATATAAAATTATTGACGAAAATGAGGAGGAAGCATGAGTAAATCAGAAATGTATGTCAATGTACTAGATATAAAATTCTATGTATGTGATGAAGATGGAAACGAAATTTTAAACAAAGATGGAACTGTCAAAGAGTTTTATTTTGATGGTAGGTTAAAACCTTTGGAATATCTTTGTGAAGATATGACTATCGAAGATTTAACAGAGATAAAGGAGGAAGCATGAATAAATATAATAAAGTATTTGTTAGTCTTAATGAGCTTGAGTTAGAAGAACTCAAACAAATTAAAAAAGATGTTGATGAATTTATAAAAGATAAGGAGGAAATAAATGGATAAGATAGAATTAACTATATTTTTAATTTTAGAAGAGCTTGAATTAATAAAAGCTAACGACATTAAATCTGGCAGAACAAATTTAAATGGTGTTTTAAATTTTTGTAGAGATATTAATGCAGAGGAGGAAGTAAATGGAGGGCTATAAAAAAGGTACATTGTTGCAAGAGTATTTTTTAAATCCTCACTTCAAACCAACTGAAGAAGAACAAAAAGAACTCGAAGAATTTTTCACAGAAATAGGAGGTAAAGAGTGAAACCTAAATTAATAGATAAAGGGATAACTGTAGCCGAAGATTATGTCGCAGGTACAGTTCATGTGGAGTATGATAATACTGATGTGAAGTTATTCCCTTTTAAAAAGAGAGTCATAGATTGGTGGCGAAGAGCTGACGATAGCAGCTTTGAAGGTGTTGAAATCTATGAGATTAAAGATAGACACAAGTGGATTGATAAACAAAAAATTATGAAGGTTGAGAAGTCTATGTACAATTTAATTAAAAAACATTTGGAGAAAAAAGATGGCTAAAAAATATATTCATGTTAATCAACATGTGATAAGAGCTAACAAAAAAAATAATGAAAACAATCCTGTAATAACTATTAAGGAAGGTAAGAAAAATACTTATTGCCATGAAGTTGAGATACTTGGTAATAGTAAAATAACTTATAGTGGTAATGAAAAAACTGCCTTATCTTGTGGTGCTAGAGTTGTTATAGAAACTCAAGCAGATTTAATAATTGATGGAGTACATTCAAATGAAACATAAATCTCGCACAAGCAGTTATGCTTTTACTGTATTCAATCCTAATGATAAAGATAAAGCAGAAGGATTAGATGAATTAAAAAAGCTAAGAAAAACAATAGCTTACACTAATAAGTTAGGACTTACTAAACATTATGTTAAGTGTCAAGGTAGGTGGGATAGAAAAAATCCTAACTACAATCGTAGGACAATTCCATTTTGCCCATTAAAACATGCAGTAAAATGGGATGTATATTTTTATAGGATGTAATTATGGAACACTATTATTTTTATCATGATGATATTAAGACTGGACTGAAAGGAGAAGGTTGTGGCTATCGTAAAGCTACTGTTCGTTCTATTGGTCGCAAGTGGGTCTATCTTAGATTTGCTAACGAAGGAAACTTTAGAAAACTTTCAATCAAAAAGTGGCAAGATATTTGCCGACAAAAAGATTTTAGAACATGGGAGAGCCATGTAGCAGAAAGTAAAATAAAAAGAAAAGCTCTTGATAAAGGTTTATCTTTCTACAAAAAAAGGTATAATAAAAATATTCCTAAGACCATTGAGGAACTACAAGAAGAACTGGAGGTAGTATGATTGCTTCATGGGTTATAGTAGCTATATTAGAACTAAGTAATTTTAATGGCTTTACTATTGATGCTTACATATTTGATTTTAAGTTTAACACTTTAAAAGATTGTTCTAGCTTTTTAAAATCTAATATTGTCAAACTAGAAAAATATATTAAACAAGAGGAAGAAATAAAAGCTGAAACTTTTGTTTGTTTAGAATATAATAAATACTTTACAGAAAATACTAAAGGAGGTAAATAATGTATAATAAAATTTTAACTTGGATAGCCATACTAATTACAGTAAGTTTTATATTTGTAACTATGTTTGCTTTACAAAAATCATTTAATAAAGTTAATGAAGATATAAAATTAAATAGAACTGAGATACTTGGTTTAATGGAGAATCAAAAAGTTATTACTGATTCTTTATTAGATTTGACTGAGCTATTAGATAACTTTGCTTTTCAATTATTTATTAATGAAACAGAACTAGAAAAAATAAAACAAGAATTAGACTTGCCGAATAATTTAAAAAGTTATGAAAGCATTGTAGAAAATAACGGAGAAGAATAATGAGCCCTGCCAGTTGGCAAGTAGATAGAGAACATAAAGCAAAACTTTATCAATTTAAAAGTAAATTGAAACAATTAAATGTTTCTAGCCTATCTGAATTAGAATATAAAGATGCAGTAGAAAAAATTTACATGGAAGTTTATTACCCAGAGGAACGAATATGAAGTTCGTAATTTATATTGGTAAATTAAAGACTGTGACTGTTGAAGCAGAAGATAAAGATTATGTCAAAGCAGTTATCTTAGACAATGCTAAAACATTTCTTGAAGATATGTTTGATGATGGAGTGATAGAAATTGAACAAGAAAAAACTTAAAGAATTAAAGAAAAGAATTAGACCCATTCAAGTTGAATGGCTAAAGAGTTTGCTACCCCAAGAGGAAGCAGACAAAATTACTGTTGATAATGTTGAGGGCTTATTGCCTGAAGATAATTATATGAAAGGTATTAAAGGGATTACCTTAGTCTTTATGTCAGATAGATGGCTATTGAAACAGTTAAAAAAATATCCTGAAATTAAAACTTATAACAAACTAAAAGAGGTACTAAATGTATGAATATATATGTAAGGTTGTCATTGACAATCAAGAAGATGAAATAAAAACTTTTGCTTACTCTACGCTAGAAGCATTTGATAATCTTGTTTCTATGGCAGGAGTGACAGATATTATTTCTGTCGTCAATAAAGAAACAGATGAATCATTTACTTTTGATGGAGACTTGATGGCTCTTAAAGAAGCTAGAGGTAACATTAAAGACGAACACTTAATCATTGAGGAGCTATATAGATTAGATGGCACAGAGAAAAGAAACACTCTTAATTAAACATGTCAAGAAGGCAACTTCTCAGGGCATGGCAGGTCGTGGCAGAAAGATTAAACAATCTACTAAGCACATGAATAAACATAAAAGACTACAACAAAAAACTAAATATCGAGGACAAGGAAGATAACGCTTGACAGCAAGAATGTTATTCTTTAAAGTACACCTATGGAATTAATGGATAGATTAAAAGAACGAGTAATCAAGAAGCCCTCTCTATCTCCATTTAAGTTGCTTGATTTGGTACTACCCACAACTCAGAGAGTAGTTGGCTCAAAACTCTCACAGAATTTTAATAAGCTGAACGGAGGTAATACACTATGGCTATATTAGAAGGCTCAGTAAAATGGGCAAGTATAACGACTCCAAACACAAAGTTTGAGCCAGTCTATACTGTTGACTTAATTGTTGATGAACAGACTGCGAATGACTTTGCCTCAAGGGGTCATAAAGTAAAACAGCATGATGAAGGTCCTGCTTTAGTTATTAAAAGAAAGGTACATGGTCCTAATGGAATAACCAGACCTGCACCTAGACTTTTAGATAAGGACAAGCAAGAAATAAATGTTGCTGTTGGTAATGGCTCTAAGGTTAGAGTTCAATACAATGAGTATAGTGGTGAGGGTAAATTTGGTCCTTATATAGGACTTGACTTACAAGCTGTACAAGTTGTCGACCTTGTTGAATATAAAAATGCTGATGGTGCTGAACTATTAGCTGATGGCGAGGAGTTCTAATGGAAGAACAAAAACCTTACATTACCATTGATGATGTTAATGTTTATGTTGAGGATTTACCTGAAGAAGGTCAACAAATCTTTGGCAGATTACAAAGACTAAATCAAAAGAAAGCTGCACAGACTTTAGACCTTGAAGAAACTCAAGGTGCTATTAATTATTTCTCTACTAGAATTGTAGAAGTAATTAATGCTGATAAGTCTGGTGTTAAAGTAGAGGAATCTGAAACAAAAGAAGTACCATCAGATACTGAAACACAAGACAGTTAATAACAATTTAGCTAGACTAGGTTTTTAAAGACCTCTATTTGTTCCTAGTCTAGCTATCATTTTGGAGATAGAATGAATCAAGATAAAAGTAAATTTGTAAAGCATAGGCAACCTTGTCCTAAGTGCGGTGGCTCTGACCCCGTATCAATCAATGCTGACAACTCGGCTTATTGCTTTAGTTGTTCAACATTTTTTACCGATTATGAAACTGCAAGTGAGGGCAGAATAGTGGAAACAACACAGAAACCAACCAATACATTTTTAGAATCCTATACTGGAATCTATGGCGAACTTACAGACAGAGGCATCTCTGAACAGACAGCTAAGAAGTTTGGAGTTCGTGTTATTAAAAATAGGAATGGAGATATAACGCAACATATATATCCATACTTTAATGGCAATGAAGTAGCCATAACTAAAACAAGATTTGTTGCGGATAAAAACTTTGCAACTCAGGGTACATTTGAAGGTACTGGATTATTTGGTGAACAGTTATACAGAAATACTGGTGGTAAATATCTGACCATTACTGAGGGTGAGTGTGATGCTATGGCAGTAGACGAACTCTTTCAAGGTAAGTGGGCAGTCGTATCTCTTAAACGAGGTGCTGCAGGGGCAGTAAAAGATATTAGAGAAAGCATAGAGTTTGTTGAAAGCTTTGATAACGTAGTGCTTTGCTTTGATAATGATAAGGCAGGTCGAGAAGCGTCACGAAATGTTGCTCGTATCTTAAAACCCGGGAAGGTAAAGATAATGACATTACCCAACGGCTATAAAGATGCTAATGACATGCTTAAACAAAAAGAATTTCAAGGCTTTACTAAAGCTTGGTGGGAAGCTAAGACATATACTCCATCAGGTATTATGGAATTGTCTAGCCAAAAAGATAACTGGCTTAACAGAGAAGTAAAAGAAAGTATTGCTTATCCTTGGGAAGGGCTCAATAAAAAACTATATGGATTAAGACGAGGTGAGTTAGTCACTCTTACTGGTGGAACTGGACTCGGTAAGTCTTCAGTCACTAGAGAGCTTGAGCATTGGCTAATTAAAACTACTAAAGATAATGTAGGTATTATTGCTCTTGAAGAGAACTGGCTTAGAACTGCAGACGGTTTAATATCCATTGAAGCAAACGATAGACTGTATCTTAATGAGAAACGAGATAGTTATTCCGAAGAAGATTTAAATGCTTTGTTTGATAAGGTAATACAGAAGAACAGAGTATTCATTCATTCACATTTGGGTGCGACAGACATTGATGAGATATTTGCAAAACTACGATACATGATTGTAGGTTGCGAGTGTAAATGGGTCGTGGTTGACCACTTGCATATGCTTGTCAATGTCTTAACCGAAGGCGATGAACGAAGAGGTATTGATAACTTAATGAATAGACTGCGTAGTTTAGTTGAAGAAACGAATGTCGGCTTGATTCTAGTATCGCATTTAAGACGAGCTACAGGCGACAGGGGGCACGAAAAAGGTGTGACTGTATCATTGAGTCACCTTAAAGGTTCACAAGGCATAGCACAGCTTTCTGATTGCGTTATTGCTTTAGAAAGAAATCAACAAGCTACTGACCCTAAAGAAGCTAATACTACTAAGGTTAGAGTATTGAAGTCTAGATACACTGGAGATACTGGATTAGCTTGTGCCTTACAGTATAATACTGAAACTGGTAGATTATTTGAAGTAGATACGGAGGACACATTTGACAATGAAGAAATTGGTTTTTGATATTGAAGCAGATGGATTAAATCCCACTAAGATTTGGTGTATTGTTGCTAAAGATTTAGATGAAGGTACTTGCCGTACTTTTAATCCTAATCAATTACTTGATGGGGTTGAGTATTTACAAAGTGCTGATGTTTTAATTGGACATAATATTATTGGCTATGATATTCCTGCTATAGAAAGAATAATGGATGTTAAGTTAACTGCTAAAGTTGTTGATACTTTAGTTATGTCTAGATTATTTCAACCCGTTAGAGAAAATGGACACAGCTTAAAAACTTGGGGGTACAGAATTAACTTCCACAAACAAGAACAACCTGATGACTTTGATAGTTATACACCACAGATGCTTGAGTATTGTGAACAAGATGTATTACTTAATGAAAAAGTTTATTACACTTTACTTAAAGAAGGAGTAGGCTTTAGTCAGGAAAGTATTGAGTTAGAAACTCAAGTCGCTGATATAATGAATCAGCAAGAAAAGACTGGGTTTCTATTTGATTTAGAAAAAGCTACCATGCTTTTAGCACAGTTAAAATCTAGAATGGTAGAAGTAGAAGATGAAGTACAACGCACATTTAAACCTAAGTGGGTAGATGATAAACTTGTTACCCCTTACATAAAGAAAGACGGTACGTTATCTAAACGTGGCATGACTGATGAAGAATATGAAAAGTGTTTGACCACTAAAAACTATGACCCATTTATGCGTAGAAAATTACAAGAGTTTAATCTTGGTAGTCGTAAACAGATTGGTGAATACTTAGTAGACTTTGGGTGGAAGCCCGAAAGATTTACACCTACGGGTCAACCTATAGTTGATGAAGGTACACTTAAAAAGATAGAACACATCCAAGAAGCTCGGCTCATTGCCGAGTTTTTATTATTACAAAAGCGTATAGCTCAAATCTCCTCATGGATAGATGAACTACAAGGTGAAAGAGTGCATGGTAAAGTAATACCTAACGGTACGATTACTGGTAGGATGACTCATAGAAATCCTAACATGGCTCAAATCCCGGGAGTTTATAGTCCGTATGGAGAAGACTGTCGTGCTTGTTGGATTGTGCCCGAAGGTTATAAACTATTAGGTATTGATGCTAGTGGATTAGAACTTAGAATGTTAGCCCACTACATGAAT